TGCTGACGACAATCTCGGTCGGCCTGACCATCGCGGCGTCCTTCTTCAAACCCCAACCCGACGACACGCGCCCCGCCCAACTCAAGAGCCGCAACCGCGGAGGCCGCGCCCGCACCGAGAACGAACGCTTCGCCCCGCGCTACGGCTTCGACTCCGCCCAAGACATCACCACCCTCGGCGCCATCGTTCCCCTGGTCTACGCCCTGCGCGAGTCCGTCAGCGGCGTGACCTACGGCGGCGTCCGCGTCAACACCTCCCTGCTCTGGTCCCAGATCTACAGCCTGGGCGGCTCCCAGATGCTCCGGGCCATCTTCCTGATCGGCGAAGGCCCCATCGGCGCCATCGACACCCAGAACTTCGCCGCCGGTGGCAACACCCTCGCCTCCTACAACTACGGCAGCGCCACCGCGGCAGGTAGCCGCATGACGGTGTACGGGCGCTACACCGCAGCCCACGGCCTCACCAGCCGCATCAACTCCACGCACTACGTCTTCGGCCGCAACCCGAGCACGGACAAGGGCGCCGCCAGCAGCGGCGACATCTTCCTGGTCAATGGAGCCGCCAGCTTCAGCAGCGCCAACCGCCCCAACAACCAGACCACCTTCGGCGTCTACAACCTGATCGGCAACGACTTCGGCTTCCGCCTGAACCCCACGATCAAACCCATCGTCCAAGCCCAGCTCATCCCCGAGGGCGATGACGGCGACGCCAAAGTCAAATGCACCATCGATGACGTCGCTTGGGTCCAGAAGAGGAAAGCCCAGACCTACTTCTCATCGCGGGCGGCCATCACTAGCAGCGGCCTGGGCAGCATCGGCGGCACCACCTCCTACACGCTGTACAACAGCACCGATAAAGACACCGTCTTCAGCAGGGACGTCAAGAGCCTGACCACCCCAAGCGACTGGGTGTTCTCAAAGGAAACCAGGGCAAAACAAGGCGCCGGAACCTTCGTCAAGTCCATCAACAAGGGCTTTGCCCACTACCACGACGACACCGAGGACGAGAACACAACAATCATCGGAGACCTCGAAGGTCGTATCAGCGCCAGCATCTCCGGCCCGATCACTGTTGACTCCAAGGGGAAGGGCTCGTTCAACGTCAACGTCACCTTCAACACAAACGGCCTCGAGGACAGCGATAACGACAACGAGAACCTGAATCTCTACCTCCAGACACTCAAGGCAGTCCGCTTCATCTTGAAGTGGAAGAACGACCTAACGGCCGACGACCCCGAGGACGACGTCGTGGTACGCCTGCCCCTGCAGATTCTTGTCCGTACAAAGGTCAAGCAGCAATTCACAGCCGATGGAGGAACGGTCTCGGCACCGACACTGAGTGTGAACAAAAACGGGGACGGACTGGTCACGGATGTATCTATCGCCGGCGGAGGTGGCTCAATCTCAGGTTTATCCACCACGCAATCGTTCAGCACCCCTCAGTTCAAATTCAAGAAAATCCCCCAGATGATCGCCAGTTCCGGCAAGGTCAACGCGGGGTCAAACGTAACCGGAACCTTCACCCTCAAGTTCAACGCCAAAAAGGCATACATCGAGACCGCTGATGACGTAGCCGCCAGCGTCTCCGGTCGCCAGAAAACCTGGGACGACAACCTCATCGAGGGCGAACTGTACAAAATCGGATCCGGCCTCGCAATCTGCACCGACCGCACGCCAAGCGCCTTCGTGTCCGACGCGGATATCAGCTCAGGCTCAGGGAGCTTCGTCACCGCGACATTCACCACGGTGCGCACCGGCTCCGTCACAACCAACAGCTCGAGCCAGGCTCAACTGGACGGCTGGACCTGGAACGAATCCCGCCCCTCCGTCGAGTGGCGCAATGTCGCCTCAACCGACGGTCACATCCTCCGCTGCGCCATCGCCAGCATCTCGACAACCCGAGCTTGCAAGGCCGTCGAATTCGGCATCCGCTCTCGGCTCGGCATCCGGGTCGGCGGCATCTGCAACTTCAAAGAGTCGCTCAGCTTCGACGACTGCGACAACCGCGCCTGCCTCGATTACAAGAATGACGTCATCGAAAAAGGCAGCACCCTCAAGACAGATATACACCAATCCAACACAATCTCCGCACCGGTTGAGCGGTACTCGTTCTTCGCCATCTATTACAGAGAAGCCGGCAGCACCGGTGGGTTTACCAAACTTAGCCACGCCTATGGCATCCGCGGAGCTACCCAGCAAAACGTCTTTAACTACATCCAGCTCGAAATGCCTACCGTAAAACAGTGGGAATTCCAAATCGAGCCCTACTCGAGCTTTGAAGTGCGCAACGGTGGCATCGGCACGCTATACGTGCTCGACTCTTCGCTGAGCACAGCACAGACAGTCAGCGAGGGCGGTGTCACAGCGCGTTTCACCGGCACCTCCGTTGCCCAATCCGAAAACACCTTCTCCATCCCTGTTGGCCGACGGCGCAGTGCCAAGAACGGCCTAGGAATCGCCCGCTCCGATACTCCCTACGCCAACGGCGACTACTCCTACATCGACACCTGGGGCAAGCTCGCCGAAGCCTTCGTTTACGAGGAAATCCAATTCTCAGCCGCCAATGGCCCCGAGCACGAGGTCGTCTACATCAACGAGATCGTCCCCAACGCCACAGCGCCCCTCTACGACAACTTGGCGCTGCTCGGGGTCAACATCATGTCCTCGGTCGAGTGGCAGCAGTTCAACCAGTTCTCCTGCTACGTCACCGCGGGCAAGACCTGCCGCCGCCTGCTCAACGGTCTCAGCACCGGCTCGACGCACCTGTTCCCGGACGTCCTGCTCGACCTGCTGACGAACACCACCTACGGCGCCGGAAATCTGATCACCGACCAGATGATCGACTTCACCTCCTTCCAGGAGGCCGCTCAATGGTGCCAGGACAGTAGGTATTTCTACGACGGCGTGATCGCGGACCGCGTCAACCTTCGCCAGTGGGCCGCGGACATCGCCGCTACCCATCTGCTGATCTTTGGCGAGCGCGACGGCAAGTTCTTCCTGCGCCGGGCATTGCCCACCACCGCAGTCACGATCCGTGGCCTATTCACCGCAGGCAATATCACCGAGGGCTCCTTCCAGCTCCAATACTTGGACCCCGAAGACCGCGACCCCATTCAGGTCTCCGTCCGTTACCGCGAAGAGCGTGCCTCCACGGACCTGACCAACCCCGGCCTCTTCCCCGTCGTCCGCGAGGTGATCGTCCGTGAAGCCTCTACCCCCGAGGGCGCCACGATGCAGTCCCTCGACATGAGCGACTACTGCACCAACCCGGCGCACGCCATCGACGCAGCGAAGTACATCATCCGGATGCGCCGGATCCCCACCCACTCGATCCGCTTCACCACAACCCACGAGGGCGTCCTCGCTCAGATGGCCCCCAGCGACTACATCCGTGTCGCCATGGACACCACCGAGTACGACCAGTTCAACAATGGGGTTGTCACTGCCTCCGGCGCCCTTGTTTCAACCAAGTCCCTGAACAATGGCACCTACGACGTGATCGCCTGGAACGGTGAGGCCGCCACCGCTCCTTACGACACGACCCTTACTGTCAGCGCAAACGGCGCGCAGGCCACACCAGCCGGCATCGTCTTCACCGTCAAGATCCCGAGCACGCAAGTCCGCACCTACCAGATCGAGCGCATCACGCCCAACGACGATGGCACCTTTACGATTGAGGCGGTACACATGCCCACCAACGGATCGGGCGTGCTGAACCTCGCCGAGAGCATCGAGCTCGGTGGTACAGCGTCCTCCGCCAACTGGACGATTCAAGGCTGATGGCTGTCACGTTCCCCAGCATCGAACCGACGAGCCGCAGCTTCGTCGCCCCAAAGTGGCCCACCACGGGGATCACCAGCCAATCAGGTGTCACCACCCGACGCCTGTGGGGCAGCCACCCCTCACAAGCTCAGCTCACACTCGGCTTTTCGAACATCAGTGATGACAACGCCGCTTTAATACTTGCAGCGTATAACAACGCCAAAGGTGCGACTACCGACCTTACACTTCCAGCAATTATTTTCCAGGGAGCGTCCAGCAACTTAACCGGCTGGCTAAACACCACACTAAACGGCGGCGGAATCAAATGGTTCTTCTCCGAAGACCCACCAAGCATCGACAGCGTGGCTCCGGGGCGCTCATCTGTGAATCTGCGTCTGGTCGCGGAACTTAGACTGAACTGAAATTCGAGACGGGTAGCCATGGCCGTAAAGACAGCTGCCACCGCTGAACTGCAGTTTGGCGGAGCTGTTATTGGCAAAGTGCGGGATATCAAACTCGATATCAATCGTGATGCATTAGAGACGACAGGGATCGGACAGACAGACCGTACATATGTCTACGGCGTTCGCAGCACCAGTGGTAGCGGGACACTGCTCTACGACTCCACCGACACGGCGACCCGCAATGTGATGAACACGCTACTCAGCGACTCACAATCACTGTCACGGGTGAAGCTCGTGCTGGACACCGCCACGACCCTGGGCACCATCGAGGGCGATGTCGTAGTAACCCAAGCCGGCGTCAGCGTCAGCGTCGGAGATGTCGTCAGCGTCCCGATCAGTTTCAACGTCAGCGGAAAGCCTAGCGGTAGCTTCTGATGGCAGTCCTCGGTGTTGGTGGTGTTCTCGACATCAGCCGGGCGATCCCCGAGCCCGTTGCGCTGTCATCCGCCCGTATCAACACCGGCGGCGCCACGACAACGATTTCGCTGACAGACCCCGGCTACTGGGCGGGCGACCGGATCATCATCGCGTCATCGCTTGGTGTACCGTTCGATGTCAACGGCGATGGCTACGCCGACTGCCCAGACGGGCACGGCATCTACCGCGGTGGCACCTGGGACACAGGTGTAAGCCGAGCCTTCTACGGCGGAAGTAATACAGACACGAGTCCGTTTTATCGCCAGTACACAGAGACCCTGAATCTGGTCACACAGTCCGGCAATCAGCTTGTCACCCAGGCCGGTGATGCACTGATCGGTCTGTCAAGCGCAGAAGACTCTGAAGATTTCTACAACAACACCGCCAACACCGGCCTCTCCACACAAGCCGACGGCTACATGAGCCGCGACGAGTTGGACCGCATCCGCCTGTGGACTACAGAAGCAGCGGCGCATTCTGCCTCCGGCACAGAGAAGGCGGTCTCAAAAGTGAAGTGCGGCAACTTCGTCGTCACATACTACGATGACGCCGTGCAGTACGTCACAGCGATCAACACTGCAGCAACAACACTCAACACACTCACACTACTGCAATCAGAGCAGCTACTAGCAAGTGTGGTCACGCTACCTGCTGGATTCGCAGCCTCCTGTGACGACGCCAACCGCAACTGGAAGATGCAGTGCGATCTCGAGGAGTGGGCCCTATCGATTGACGCCACGAACCTCGATACCACGGCGATCGGCGAAACCTTCGGCGAGCACGTCAAGTCCCTAGTACGCGGAGCTGGCACACTCCAGTTCCATGTAGACCACAGAGTGGTAGCTGGACAAGAAGACAGCCTGAGCCTTTTACGCCTAGTTATGATGATCAACAACAGGTGCAACACCAAAGCCCGGTTCTATCTGTACAAAGACAGACCAAGCAGAGGCAGTCAGCTAAGCGGTTCAGCTTACTACGAATGCCAGATACTAATGACCAACTCAAAAATAAACACAAGGGCATCAGATATTACCGTTGGCACTACTGACTTCGTCGCCACTTCTGAGATCAAGATTAGTCTGCCTGGCTAGACTCAAGGCACTTAGGAACCAAGAGAGCGCGTGGCCAGTCTTGGATTTGCCGGTGACAATGGCTCGCTGAGCGACATCAACGCAACTCAGGGTGAATTCCGCGAGCAGATTGCAGCGCTGAACGACCTGATGCGTCAGATCGCCGGCAACGCGGCCGTATCCACTGGCGATTCCGCGCAGGCTGATCCGCTCAATGCGCCGTTCACGCTGTACGTCAACCCCTACACCGGAAGCGACGAGTTCGTCGGCGGTGCCTACAACTCCTTCGAGAGCGGTGCCACTCAGCAGCAAATCATCGATTCCAAGCTGAAGCGCCTCGAAAAGCAGCGCCTGACGTGCGGCTTCACCCCGCAGCGCCCGTTCCGCACGATCAACCGCGCCGTCATCGAGGCCGCGATCATCACCAGCAAGGACTGGTACACGATCACCGATCCTGCCGCACACGTCGACTGCGTGAGCATCGTGCTGGCCCCCGGTGTCCACACCCTTTACAACGACCCCGGTAGCGGCAGCACAAGTCTCACGAGCTGGGGCCTTTCCAAAAACCCAACCACTGCCGAACTGATCCAGTTCAACCCCTCCAGCGGTGGTGGCGTGCTGCTGCCTCGCGGTTGCTCACTGTGCGGGGCCGACCTGCGCAAGGTCACCATCCGCCCCAACTGGGTGCCGGCCAACGAGGACGAAGCCGCGAACTACAGCAACCGCTGCGGGATGCTGAAGATCACCGGCACCGGCTACTTCTTCGGCTTCACCATCATGGACAAGGTGGGCGAAGAACGCAGTCACCACCTGCTCGATGGCTTCCATTTCGCTAGCAAGACCGAGCTCGATGCGTTCTACGCCAAAACCCTGAGCGCGGTTGGGGATGGTGCTGATCTCGCTTCAGCGCTGACCGTCACTCGCGGCACCGAGTATCAGATCGTCGGCCCGATCGACCAAACCCAATCGCCTGTGCCGGCCTGGGACACCACCAGCAGCGCATCACCCTACATTTTCAACTGCTCAGTTCGCTCGAACTACGGCATCGGTGGCGCCTTCATGGATGGCGCAAAAGTCAGCGGCCTGCGCAGTATGGTCTGCGCCAACTTCACGGGCGTGAGCCTGCAAAAGGACATGAGCTGCTGGCAGCGCTACAGCGCAGGCAGCTGGACCACAACTACCTACGAGCAATACATATCTACAGCACCAAATGATATTCGCATGCATCCCGCTCGCCTGAGCAGGCATATCAGTGCGGTCAATGACGCATTTATCCAAGAGGTTTCAGTTTTTGCCATCGGACAAGGTATCCATCATTTTACTGACAATGGTGGTGAAATTACAGTTACAAATAGCAATAGCAGCTTCGGTGGTTGCGCTGCACTTAGCCGGGGCTACAAAGCCTACGCCTTCCCCCAGGACAAGAACTGGACTGTCAGCAAGATTAAGGCTCCCCTTAATGTAAGCGAAAAGACTGGAAACATTCGCCGTATCTTTTTGGGCGTTATCCAAGCTATAAGTGGCTCTCAAATTACGCTCTCATCGCCTCTGGCTACTGACGAAACCAGCGAAACTGTCCCGGCATTATTGCTGGCAGATGGTTACAGCTTCGTAAGCGGCACCAAAGTCTGGGTGGAAAACCCGACCGGTGAGCACTGGCGTGCGGACCTAACCGCCTCTGCCTGGACCAGTGCAAGCCCCAGCCGTATCAATATCACCTCTCAGCTTACGCAGGCTGGCACCAATGAGCCGGTAGGCATCAATCCTGAAACCCTTGAAAGTTTTGCCATTGGCAAACGAGTTTATATCCGACGCTTGGTAGACACTCGCACACCAAATGAGCGGCGGCTTTCTATCGCACTCAACAACACGGCAAGTGTGCGTATACCTGAGCGCAACTTTATTATGCAGACCGACCCCACTCGCACGGGGGGTGCAATTAGCCGTGAGCTATCCAAAGGCGGCTCTGAGGTTTTGGTGGTTAGCAGTACCGGTGCTGGCGCCGCTTTAAGCCCAAGCGTAGCGAAAGTTGCAGAAGTCACAATTCGCCGTTCTGCGCCCACGATTACTTATGCAAGTGGAACTTATTACCGTGCAGGAACTGTTGTTCGCCACGGTAATAAGCACTATCAGGCACTGAGCGATCAAGTGGCCCAAGGCGCCAATCCCTCGCCGCTTACTTGGGGCGAGACGTTTGTACATATGCCATCGAACTACAACACAGAAGACATACTGCGAAATGAATCTCAGATACTAACGTTCGACACGGATACCGATGCTAATGACAATACTGAGACCTGCGGCATCAACTTCACCACTGTATGGACTTCTGCAGGTACCGTGCGTGATCAATATCGCAGCTCTACGGATTACCTGGGCCTGCACGCTTTCTTGGTCGCCCTCGGATTTACTGCAGACGCAGCACACAACGCGCTGGTGCCGCGTTCTGCCTCGACCCGAGAGCGGAATCCGGCTAGCGCGATCGACTTCCCCGTAGCACCCAGCGGAGGGGCGGCGACGGGACTTGGCAACTGGGCCATCGAGTTCCGCCGTCCTAGCGTCTTGCGCCTTTACGGCCATGCTTGGGAATGGGCCGGCTTCCTGAATTACAGCAAGGCGATTCCGGCAGCACAGAAAGACCTGTCGCCGCAAAACAAATTCACTTATTACTTCACCAACGACATTGGGGGTCGTGTAGTCCCCCAAGGTAGCAACGAGGACGGCTTCAACGTAAGCCCTAAGGGCCTTGAGGATGTCGAGACTGGCGCCACGTTGACCGTGGATGCCATCGGCAGCAGCACTTTGGATGCTTTTCAGCAGACCGATTTTCCTAATGGCCTTACCGCGACAGCAATTACAGTTGACAATCTGACCATTAATACCTCGGTCACATTCCCCGATGTTGCAGCAGCACGAACTACTGCACTGGGTCCAGTCCGTTTGGCCGATGCAGCAAAACTGCGGTCAGCCGACCTCATTACTGGCGCAAGCGACACTCAGCGCAACAATGCCATTAATGCTGAGCCTGACGTTGTAACAATCAAGGGCCTGAACTATTGGGCACGCAGTGCAGGCGTGCTAACCAAGCGCTCAGGAGTTGCCACGCTATATGTAGTGCCTGATAACGCCGTCAATGGTGGTACGTATAACTTCGACGGCACCTCGGTTGCACTGACAAAGAATCCCAACCGCACCGGCGCTGACTTGTTCGACCTCGCTCCGCTGACTCGGGATACTGCTGTTACGTTTGCTCGCGCAGTTGAATATGCTAATTCTATTTACAGTGAGCTTGAAGTAGTTAACTATATCTTGGCTAATGGCCCTTATTGGACAAACGTTTCATTTAATCATATCGCAAATGTTATAGGAGCTACCAACAAGTTCCCGGCAAGCAATGTAGTCGCTAATTTTACCCAGTCAAACACCAAACCAACAACTGATGTCAAAGCTATTCATGACGCTAATAGCCCCTTCCAGGCACCATGTTTCGCCACTCCAATAGCCGAAAGTATTTCAGTGAATGGATCTAGATTTTACATGATGGCAATACCAACTTCTCTTACATTTAACTTTAGTGGTAGCGTAACGGGTATTTGCTGGCTATCCGCAACGCAGACACTTAATGATACCACTAATTATCCAAATGCAATTTATAGCGCAAACTTGAGACCTTATAGAGTACCAACAATCTCGGTTCAGAATTTTGTTGATTCGTTTATCAACGGGGTCGTAAGCCCTGGCTACCTTTTTGATAAGTTCTTTGGTACAAGCAACATTTATGCATCAGGAGATACGCTAACCGTAAGAGATTGCATTTTTGGCGCAAAAGCATCAGGTCGCGGAGCTATTGGCTATGGCACCCCTGGTCCTACTATTCTTGTACGAAAAGATTGCAGTGTCGTTGCTCAAGGAATTTATTTCTTAGGTAACACACAAATTACAGCACTCCCTCTTGCCGTAGCCAAAGGCATAGTGCTCACTCCATCTGAGATATTTGGTTGTAAAAACACCCAAGAATTTGTCGGTGGTCGTATAGAAGGAGGGAATGGTGTTCGCCTTTCTTTGCGCTTTAACTTTAGATATTCGGCCAATTTTATCGGCGATTCTGCAGATCGAAATTTTGACGTGAACTGCTTGCATATCCTTGATGACAACGGTAACTACGGGCTACTTGCTAATAGAGCCGCTACAAACGGAACGCGGGGTGCGTCCATGGAATTTATTATCGGCGAGATGAGTACGGGCAGTTATGTTTACACTGGAGGCTATGAAAGCTATCAAAATAGTGGGTTTACCAATACCAATAAGCACCATGGTTGGGCCGGGGCCTTCGGTAACAATGGTTCGAGCGCGGAAGGACCTACAGGCATCTCAACCACTCTCGGGCCTATCAACTTCTATCGCTTTGACAGTTACAACAATGCTGTGTGGCAAACTGCTTCGGCCGCCGGTGCCACTACGTCTTTGCCGCTTACGTCAAACGTGACATTAACGCCAGCGCCAGGTACCGCCCAAGTGTCTTACGACTTTTCGTACAATAATCCGTTAAACATTAAAACAAAAGCATTCTATAAAGGTATTGACGTTAATACAGCGCAACTTGTAGGAGGATCGCTTCAGTCCGATCGCTTTTTCGGCTAATCCCGCCGAGGGTAGTGTTACACAAGGGGGCGGGAGTCCTTGGGCTGGCTTACCTCCGGCCTCGCTAACATAGGCTTAGCACTTGCCCCTTGATTGCTGTGGCTAATACAAAGATTACCGAGCTGACACAGCTTACCAACCCTGTTAGCACTGATGTGCTCCCCATTGTCGATGTAGGGGCGGACGTCACCAAGAAGATCAGCATCGCAGATCTGCTAAAGAATGCGAGTACCGGCACCGCTGATGCTCCCGGTATCGCATTCGATGGGCGCAGCCGCAACGGCATTTACTCCCCCGGCGCAGACCAAGTAGCTATCTCGACTAATGGGACGCAGCGGATAACCGTTCAATCTGACGGAAACGTACTTATTGGCGCAACTGGATCAGCAACTAGGCTTTTAACCGTTAATCAAACAGGAATAACTGGCGGGGAATATGGCATCAGTGTATCACAAACAAGCGCAACCAGTAATGCACTTGAACTAACTATTGACTCGGCGAATGCACTCTCAAAGCTTTTTCAAAAAAGCACTATCCCGCTTGTTTTTGGAACTAATGATACCGAGCGGATGCGCTTGGACTCCAGTGGCCGCTTAGGTCTGGGGACTAGTAGCCCTGGCTCAAAACTAGAAATTAGAAATGACGTTGCAGCCACAACCAGTTTAGATACGACATTTATAAAACTACTCAATGGTTTGGACGGCGGATCTGGTATTGAGTTCGCCAATGCTGTTGCTGGTAAAGCAAAAATCTCATTTGGCGTAGAGTCTGTTGGTACTGGGACAGATGACACTTATATAGGATTTAGTACATGCTTTAACGCAGGCGCTTTGACAGAGCGTGTCCGCGTTAACTCCTCAGGCAACGTAGGGATTGGCACTACGAGTCCTAGCACTTTGCTTCATCTCGATACTTTGAATGAAGCAACTGCTATTACGGTTGCCGCCACTAGTTCTACAGGCGGCCAGTTGCGTCTTGGAATAGGAGCTAAAAGTAGCGGTTTTCAATCTATCGTCGCTACAGGCAATGGCCTTGATATTGGTACAACACTTGGGTCCCCAATCACATTCTTTACAAACGGCACAGCAAACGAACGCGCCCGCATCGACAGCTCCGGCAGGTTGTTAGTTGGCACGTCCTCGGACTCTGGTGGCGCACTCCTACAGGTAAACGGAGATCGAGTTAGAGTTGCCACGGCAAAAACACCTGCATCGGCATCTGATACTGGTACAACCGGAGAGATTTGCTGGGATGCCAATTACGTCTATGTCTGCACTGCCACGAACACATGGAAGCGAACGGCTATTGCTACTTGGTAAGTCCAGTAGCCCTACTCACTGCGAGGGCTGGCGAACTTGTAACCAGCCCTTATAGGTTGAACTATCTGGAATTTCCGGATAGTTGAGTTTGACCCGTGTAGTAGTGTGGTGGGGCAGCGAGTTTGCACCTCCTGCCCCTGGCCACGATCCCCTAGAGACCATGACCAAACCAGATTACGACAACGATCTCGTCTTCCGTTCAGGCGGCGAAGAGTACGCCCGCGTTGACGGGAACAAAAAATGGAAGACTCGGACTCCTGCCACGAAGCTTGAGATCCGCGCCCAAGACAACGATGAAGACGTGACCGAGCTGGTTAAGCACGCTGCTGAACTGGTCGAAGGCGTCACCATCACCACCAAAGAGGGTGGCAGCATCAAGACGACCGGCGATGCCGCCGAGCTTGAAGCCCATGACTAACACAAACTCCCGCGACTTAATCCAGCGACTGGCTAATGCGCTGCACAATGCCGCCGATGATGTTGAAGGCTGGGGAAATTACGCCTCTAGCTACTTCCAAGAGAAGCACGATCTTTCTGGCAATGTTGCCAGGATCCACGCTCAAGCCGAGGAAGCCCGCGCTTATTTAGCCAGCGAATCACATGGGTCGGCATATCCTACAGACACAGAGCTGCTGGAATTGATGCCCGAGGCGATGCGGGATGAGTTCTCCTACGCGGCCAAGGTCTGCTCTGACGCAACTGGAGGTCAGGTTAAGCCAGGCATTTTCCGCGTGGCGTTGAACACTGCTGCGCTGGAATACGCCCAAGCCATTCTTGCCCGCTGGGGCAAGTAGTCACCTTCTCTAGGCGGGCAACCGGCCTGTTCAACAGGTTGCATTACTCTTAGCCTTAAGGCACCGCCACACCAGCTATGGCTGACACCTACACCTGGACCGTAAACCAGCTCGAACGACTGGCGCAAACCGGAGAGATTCAGACGGTTCACTATTCGGTGGCCGCTCGCAGTGAGGATCAGGTGTACGCCAGCTCGGCCTACGGCAGCCTGGGCCTCGATCCTGCCGACCCGGATAACATGATTCCCTTCGCCGATGTCACTGAGGCAGAGGTGGTGAGCTGGGTGCAGGCCAAGTTCGGCGACGAGAAGGTGGAAGAGATCCACCAGGCCCTCTCGCAGCAGATCGAAGATCAGCGTGCGCCAAAAGTCGCCCAAGGGTTGCCCTGGGCCGCCGCTGCCTAATCGACCCCTTCTAGGCAAACGGCCGGTTCCCTCGCGGTCCCGGCCGCACCCCGGCGTTAATGTCGCGTAACGACCCAACACGCCTTGGCCACAAAAAGTAAGACCGGTGTATCAGCCGCCCGTCTCACCTTTAAGCAAGGAAGGCCAAAAACGACAAGCCAGGGCCAAGGCCAGAATTCCCGCCCGAACCGCCGAGGACGTAAAAAACTACGCGGACAAGGCCACTAATCAGCCTCGCTACGCTGGTTTGTACGCTCCGCTCTGTCGTGATTGAAGTAGCCGCAGCCGTCGTCGGCGCCGCCATCACTGTCGGAGCGATGGGCGTCGGTGGCGCTAACCGCAGCGCACGCGACGGACGCGAAGCCGTCATCAAGCTCACCGCCGCCGTCGAGAACCTCGCCCTCCGCCTCGAGGAACTCCACGTCGACATCAAGGCCGACCGCAAAGAGACCTACCAACGCATCAACGGCCTCGAGCAGCGCGTCGCCAAGCTCGAGGCCACCTCGACATGAACCATCCCACCGTTGTGACGCTGGTTCTGCGCCTCTTAGTTGGGTGCTACGGCTACATGATGGTGATGGCAAGCGCCAACGTCGCCAGCTGCGAAATACGGCGACCCGGCCAATGCGGCAACCAATGGACCCAGGCATTCACCGTGGCCGGTGGTGCTGCCTCAACGATGTGGGCCTTCATCACCGACAGCCCCTCGCAGAGCACTCCCCGAGGACGCCGCAATGGTCCACCTACCTCCTGATCTCATGTCTCTCCGCACAATCATCGACGGCCTCATCGCGTTCCTCGTGATGGGCATCACCGAAGCCATCATTAAACCCCTCGCCACCGCTGCCATCGACCGCCCCCTGCGCCGCGCCCTGCCACACGTCTATGAGCGCCTCGACAACGAGATGCCAACGCTGCTACGCACAGCCGATCCCGAAATCATGACTGCCGAGATCGCCTCGACCATCGCCCAGGCCACCGGCAACCCAGCAACAGCTCGCCAGATCGAGCAAGTCGTATCCCTGTATTCCCCGATCAAAGCCGTGCTACGCAACGTCAACCGATGATCAACGCCTCACGTCATCCGTAAAATTGGGGATCGCCTAGGAGCCATGACACAGAAGATCGTCAACGGAGATCGCTACACCGAGGTTTACGTCAAAGCAGATCCCGCCTCACCCTTATACGTTGAACCCCTCGGGGTCACCGGGACCGCGTACCAACTCGCGGCAACTGCTACTAGCACCAATACGCAGCTCACTTCAAGTTGCACACGACTCACCATGCGAGCAGTTGGTGCAGATATTAGATACCAAATAGGAAGCACAGCCCAGACTGCAACCGTAGCAAGTCACTTCATTGCAAACGGAGAGCGCCTCGACATCGGGCTTCCTTCCACCCCTCACATTGCGATACTCCGCAACGCAAGCACGAACGGAACTCTAGAAGTCACGGAGCTACAGTAATGCGGCTTAGAGCGACTAAGC